GGCCTTTCCCCGCGCGATCGATGTGATCCCCGCAACCAGCGTGTTCTTAGCTGCTGCCTGAGCTGCCGACTCAGCCTGCACCGCAGCACGCCGCACGTACCACCGAGCGCGGACGACTGGCCGGTTCGTCCCCAGCCGGCGCGGCCCGTGGCGGTGTCCCAACTCGACCATCGGGATATAATACGCCTCGCCCGTGTATGGGTTGTTCGGGGTGGGGCTGCTCGTGACTAGGACTCGCACGACCTTTTTTCGGGTCCTCCTGCCTGCCCGCACCTTGAACGCACGCCGAGAGCGTCCGGTCACGACAGGGTAGGTACTGCGAATCCACTCGCGCACCACCTTCGCGCCTGCACGCAGCGAGCGAGAGAGCACGCGGCGACGTACCTTCGGTTCGAGCGTCTCCAGCAGCCGCTCGATTTCTCGCACCCCAGCGGGAATCAGCGTGATGTCGATGAGCTTTGCCTTCGCCATTCTCACACCAGCTCACGACAGAGGAGCGTCGCCCAGCGTCGGCGTGCGTCTGAAACCACGCTCTCGACGTGTAGGACGCGCGAGCCTCGCCGCAGGCGGACGGAAGGACGCAGACCATCGAGGTAGCGCAGCGATACGCGGTGCGTCGCTGTGGGCGTGATCGCTAGCGCGTGCTGGACCTCGGCACCCGACAGAGGCTGGACGTCTGCCCAGACCGTCGCGATCGCGCTCCAGTCTGTGGACAGAGGCTGTCCACGCGCGTCCTGCGAACTGCCGGGCGACTCGATCACCCACCGCTCTCGGAGCTGTCCAGGGTCAGGCACAGCTACTGCTCCGTCTTCGCATCAGGGTCGAGGTGCGGAGGGTTCGCTCTGTGGGCGCGGTGCGCTGCGAGCGTGCGCGCCCGGGCCGCCAGGTCGTCGGCAGCTCGCATCGCCGCGAGTTTACGATCGAGGTGCAGGAAGCTGGCGGCAGCCTGCTTCGCCTCTTCGTCCAGAGGCTCGGCCAGTCCGGCAGCGCAGAGACGGTAGGCGTCTGGGTGCTCGATTTCGGTGCCGGCCTCGAGCCAGCCGTTCTCAGAATCTGCCCCTCTCAGTAGGCGTACACGCACGGGTAGTCTCCTACGGGTAGTCGATTACAGATTCGTTTTCCAGGGCGATCTGTACCGCGACGGGCAGCGTCGTCCCTGCCTTATCAGCCGGCAGACGCCGCTCGTACCACTCGCTCACGAGCAGCAGGATCGCCGTGTAGATCGTCTCCGGGACCTCGCTCGCGGCGCCGTAGCCCGCAGTGAAACGCACGCGCACGGCGTTCTGCGTGTCGCGAAGCGCCGGCCAGTCGGCCAGGTAGGCGAGCCAGAGGCCGTTCCGCCCTGTGTCGACCTCGTAAAGCGAGGAGTCGAGCGTCTGTAGCGTGCCGCTCGTGTCGAGGTAGGTCACGCTCTCCACAGTTCGCACCGGCGGCCTAGGCAGACGCATGAAGCTGCTCGCGGGCCAGCGGTCCCTCCTATACTCCCAGGTCGCGGTCACGAGCTGGCGGCCAGTGATTCGCTCAGCTACGCGCCGCGCAGCCGAGATAAGCTGGCGGATCAGGTCGTCGTCTTCCTCGTGGTCGACGCGCAGGTAGAGCTTCGCCCCAGTGAGCGACACAGGTTCCTCGCTGGGCGGCGTGATCAGCGTCAGCGAGTAGTCGAGCGTGCCTGTCATCTGCTGCCCTCGCCCTTCGTGCGGCGGCGCCTTGGTGCGGCAGGCGTCGCTGCCCCCTCGCGCGGAGCCGCCGTCGGAACGTCCTGCTGCGGTTCCAGCAGCTCGGCGATCCTACGGCGCACGAGCACCTTCGCCACTGGCCGAGTGACAGCCAGGATTCTGCCGACGTGGTGCCAGTTCCAGGGGCGCAGCAGTCGGACGAACACGTCTCACACTCGCAGAATCCGGGCCGCGCCGCGCTGGCTGGCAGTGACAGGCGCCTGCTGTGCGCGGCTGAGCACGGCTAGGGCGGTGAGGTACGTGCCGGTGGTGCCGGCGCCCGCAGTGGCCACGAGCTTCAGGTAGCGCTTACGGCCGCGGCAGTCCACGTCGAACACCCAGATCTTGTTATCATCGGTCGCACTCGGCAGCGTACTCGCACTGCCGCTGATCTCGGTGTCCGTGCCGACGCGCAGACCGACCACGTCCGTATAGGTCGAGTTATCGTCAGACTCCTGCACCTTGAGTGCGGCCATTGACACGTCGGTGGCGCCCAGCATCACCAGAATCTGACAGTAATCGAAATCTTTCGTATCGATCGCCGTCGCCGTCCAGGAGCCGTTATTCACGATCGCCTGGGGGGGGACGACAGCCACGAGCTTAGTCGCCTGTGCGTGAATCACCTTTATTTCTCCGATTAGCTGGCGGCAGTCTTGAGCGCGATCAGAACGCCTGGGTCGGTGCTCGTACCGCGGTCGTGCACGTTGATGTCGACGCGCTGCGTGCCGCGGATAGCGAGCTGGTCGTACTCGAAATAACGATCGGCGCTCACCGTCACGGTGATCCCGCGCCTATCGCCGATCATCGCTCCCAGCCGAAGATCCCCGAAGATACACTTCACCTGGTTCGCGTCCGACCCGAGCGTGCTGTTCAGGACGTTCGTGAACACGACGGGATAGCCGAGGAAGGTCGGCTGGATCTGTCCCGCGAGCATCGCGGCCGTATTCCCGCCGGCTGCGTCCAGAAGCCGGAGCATGCTGGCCGCCCAGCCGGGCTTCGAGATGAACCACATCGGGTTCGCGTTCGGCAGGTTCGGGAACTTCCCGATCACCTTCTCGAAGTCGTTGAGGTCGAGCGTCTCGAAGCTCACGTCGCCCGTGTCGGCCGTCACGATCGACCCGGCGTTGATGGCGTTCGTCACGCCCACGATTCCACCGTAGGTGCTCGTGCCGTCGCCCACGAAGCCGGCCAGATCTTCGGCCTTCGCGAAGGCGTAGGCGAACTCGCGTGCCAGGTCGTCGGCGATCGTGATCGCTGCGTCCTCGCTCAGCTCCGTGCTGTAGCGCACGAGGGCCGCGATCTTCTTCGCGACGAGGGACACGCTGTCCCACTTCTTCTCGCTTTCTGCGATCGCGTTTTCCTCGGCCACCCAGTAGGCCGTTACGCCTCCAGCGACCTTCGGCTGCTGAAGGGTGTCCGTGCTCATCGGTACGACCTGCGCGTAGCGGCGGAAGACGCCGTACTGCTCGCGCCGGTCGATCACCGCCTGCTCGAACTCTGGAGGTACAAGGAAGCCGCCCACCTCGTTAGCCGACTCACGCAGGGCGGCCCGGAAGGTGCAGTCGACGCCGTGCTCGCGGCACCACTCAGCAGCTCGCTGGCTTCGGCCGATCGTGGCCAGAATCCACTGTCCGCACAGGTAGGCCCGCTCCTGTGCGTCGTGCCCATGAAAAGCCCGCAGCACACGCGGCGTGCGGGCCTGCGCCGGGACGACGATCCGCTGCGGACGCACCGCAGGTTCTCCGAGGGCGATCGGCACGGCGCTCGCAGCCGCTGCCCTGGATTCCGCGAGTGCCCGTGCGCGGGCCTCGATCCGCTGAACTCGATCGAGCTGTTCCTCGAGTTCGGCGATCTGGCCGCGCACGTAGGTTTCCTGTCCAGGAGCGCCACGCCCCTGAATCCGATCGATCTCTTCACGCTCCTCAGCAGTGAGGTCTCGGCCCTCCTGCTCGGCGACCTCACAGATCGCCAGCACCCGGTCGCTGAGCTGGGCGATCTCTTCGCGCAGTTCTCGACTGCTCTTCACGTGTGTCCCCCCGTGTCGGCTGGTGTGTGGCTGCCCGTGCAGCGGATCGTAGCCCTGCCGCTCGGCGCGGCACAACGGCAGACTCGCACAGAAAACACGGCCAGAAAACGAGCCCCCCGCAGCTAGGACAGCGCTTCACGAGCGGCGCTGGCACGCGGCTGTTCGGCTCCCAGCAGGGACGAGGCGGTTCCCCAGGCTTGCGCGGCTTGCCAGGCACTGGCTGGAGTTTCCCCTGGGCGATCCTCTGCACGGTGCCCACGCTCACCCCGAACTCGCGTGCGATCGCGTAATGCGGCAGAATCTTCGCCTCGATCGCACGCTGGATCGCACGAATCTGCGGCGCTAGCAGCCTCTCTTCAGCCACGGGCAGCCTCCTCTCGGCTGAGGAAGCGTGCCAGCGCCGCTTTCGTCTGGCAGGCACGGCGGCGTGCGCACTCACGCGCGCGGTGCCTAATATCCTGTGTCTGCTGCGGACGCAGCAGCTCTGGCGGCGTGTTCCTGAAACGTCCCTGCGGCACGTAGATCGCCGCAGATTTCAGTGCGGGCGACACCTCGTCCACGAGGCCGGCTGCTAGCGCGGCCTCCGGGGTATACCAGGTCTCCGCGCGCATCGCCTCTCGCACCTCTTCACGCGGGCGGTGGCTGCGCGCCGCATACGTATCGACGATCAGGTCGTTCGTCTGCTCGAGCGTCTGCGCGATCGCCCGCAGCTCGTCGGCTGTACCTGTCGCGACCGTCCAGGCGTCGTGAATCATTACCTGTCCATTCGCAGCCACACGGCGCACGTCGGCGGCCTGCAGAATCACGCTGGCCGCACTGGCCGCGATCCCGTCCACGTCTGCGACGATTCGTGCCGGGTGGCGCACGAGGGCGTTATAAATCGCGAAGGCCTCGAATACGTCCCCGCCCAAAGAGTTGATGCGGACGTTGACCTCGTCCGCCTCTTCGAGGTCGGCAAGCGCTGAGATCACCGTCTGCGCGTCGACCATCCCCAGCCACGCGGGGCCAATGTCTTCATAAATGTAGATCACGGCATCCATCTCACTTCTCCTGCGCCGTCCTGTCGCTGCGCGTGTTCGGGTTCCTGTAGACGCCGCCCTGGCCGTCCGGTCTGCGGTTCAGATTCTCGCGCTCACGCACTTCGTCCGGCGACAGAAACTCGTGGCTAATTCCAATCGCGTACGCGGCGTAGCGCGCCTGCATGTCGGCACGCAGCAGCTTCGCCGTGTTAAACTCGACGTAGTGGGTTTCCTCTACCTGCTCACGCGCACGCAGTAGCTTCCTGTAGCACTCAGCCTCCCACTTCGCCATCCAGTACCCTAGACAGGACTGGAGGTATGCGAGGTTCTCCTGCTCGAGGGAGGCGTAGGACGTGCGTGCTGAATCTCCGAGTTTGTGCGGCGGCAGGTTGAACCAGCCCGCGATTTCCACGCGCTGGAAGGCCCGGCCTTCCAACCACTGTGCGTCCACCGGCGAAATCGAGAGCGGCTTCACCGTGAGGCCCGCGTGCAGTACGGCGGTTTTCGCCGCGTTTTCCACGCCGGCATGCACCGCGTTCCAGTCGCGCATCAGCTTCTCGGCTTCTTCGGGCCGGAGCTTCTGCGGAGTCTCGAGCACCACCCGCGGCACAGCGCCGTGCCGAAACGTGCGTGCTCCGTGCTTCTCTTCTGCGAGCGCCAGGCCGATCGCGTTCCGCGCCATCGTGACCACGGAGTAGGCGTTCACGCCGTCGAAACCCAGACCGAGCACGCAGAGCACGTCCTGGTCGTTGAAGGCCCGCGGTTCGCGGGACTCGCCTAGCAGCGTCACGTGTACGAGCTGTCCGTCGACACTTTCGGTCCAGGTCCTGTCCGGCAGCAGCGGCACGAGAGACACTGGGTCCCCACGCGCGTCGCGGAGAATCACCGCACGACCCGCACCCCAGCCCAGCGCGTGGTGGGTAAGCATCTCGATGAAATTAGCGGCGTGCATCTGCGGATTCGGCGCACGCCGCAGCAGCGGATAGGCCGGGTGGTCCCGTGCCGGCTCGCGCCCATCCTCTGTCCGCCGATACACGACCAGCGGGAGCTGTGCGAGGTCTCCGGAAATCACGCGCATGGCCTGCCACACGGCAGTGCATGTGAGCGCCGTGTTAGCAGTCACCTTCACGCCGCTGTCGCTCTCTGGTCCGCCGAGCCACTCGACGAACCATGGCTGGAGCGTACGGGTGGTCGCAGTGCTCGCCCGTGGCTTCCGCGTCCTCTGCCTGTAGCGTCTGATTCTCTTTTTCGGCATACCACACTCAGAAGTAGAGGAGCTGGGTCGGAGTGTCTGTCGCTAGCGAGGCGCGGCCGAGCGCCATCACGGCCGCCACCACAGCGTCGATCTTTCCGCTGCTGTGGCGCTTCGACGGCTTCTGATTGCCGGCGGGGTCCTCGATCACTGCTGTGTTCGAGACGCACCAGCGCAGAATCGGGTCCTCCTCGTGCCACAGGCGCTGGGCTAGGACGAGCGCCTCGAACGTCTTCGTCGGGTAGCTCAGCGAGGCGAAGCCCTGCCGGTGGGCGAAGACGGTGAGTCCTTCCTCTTCGAGGCGTGCGAGCGTCTCGTGAGCGTTCCACGGATCTGCCGCGATTTCTCGCACGTCGTAGGCGGCCGCCAGCTCGTACACGCGCTGGCGGATCGCCTCGTGGTCGATCACCTCGCCAGGCGTCGTCAGCAGCCTCCCAGAGCTGGCCCATGCGACGTACGGTGCGCGATTCGCCTGCTCTAGTTCGGCCAGCCTATCGGCAGGCGCCCAGCACCAGACCCGCACGAAGTAGTGAGGCTGTCCGTCAGACGCCTCGTCTGCTCCAGGAGCCGACGGCAGGCGGAACACCGCTGCTAGCGCGGCGAGGTCCGTAGTGCTGGCCAGGTCCAGGCCGATCCAGCACGGCTGCCCGCGCAGACGATCCAGGTCGAACGTCTCAGGTACGGTGCACTTGTCCCACCGGGCCAGGTCCAACCAGGTCACGTGTTCCTCAGTCCACAGATTCAGGTGCAGACGCTTGAACGTGGCGGCCCTAGCCGGCGAGGCCTGCGCCTTCGTGCACGCTTCGCGCAGAAACTCTGGCTTCACTGTGTCGCCGTAGCTGGGGTTCGCTTTGCGCCACGTTTCTTCGCTCGTCCAATCGTCGCTCGGATCAGCCGCGTAGATCACGGCGAGGTGCGTGGGATCGTCGAACACGCCCGAGCGCACCTTCAGCGCATACTCGTGCTCCTCCCAGCACAGCGAGTGTCTGTCCTTCCCCGCGGTCGTGATCGCTATGAACAGAGGCTGGCGGCGCGCGGCCATCCCCTGGAGCAGCACGTCCCACAGTGTCCTATCACGCCAGCGGTGCACTTCATCGACGAGGGCCGCGTGGGGGTTCAGCCCGTCCTTCGTCTCTGCGTCGCTCGACAGCGCGTGATAGCTGGAGGCAGTCGCAGGAACGGTGATCGCGTATTTAAAGACTTCAGCCCGGCGCCGCAGCGCTGGAGACATCAGCACCATCCGCTTCGCTTCCTCGAAGACGTTGCGCGTCTGGAAGCGGTCGGCA